GCGTATGCTATACACTTGTACATTGCTTCTTCTGCAAACTTGTGAATTACTTTTTCTTCTGCAGTTGCAACGCCGTCACTTATATATTTTAGTGTAACAATTTTACCAGATAAATGGCCTGAAAAGAATATCCTACCTTTTAGCTCATCTATAAAAAATGAACCGTTAGCATTCATAAGTTCAGGATCTAATCCATATCTACCGCCTTTTAAATCTTCGAACCCGTCTTCGTCTTTTCTATAGTAGCTATTACTTAAATCTACAGTAGCATCTAATGACCTAAATTTTTTATTTGTTTCAGACTCATTGGCGGTCAATAGCTTGCCGTTATTATCAAATAAGTAGTTATAGTTATTATCTTGTAAAAGCGCCGTAGGATTGTCTGTAACACGAATTGGCATTATTCTGTGCTCAATACCAGCAGCATCTATCCAAGCAAGCTTTACATAATTAACATAATCGTGCGGCAGCTTCATTTGTAGATTATCTGGTATTTCAATTTCTTGCGATTTTTCACTTTTTAAAGTGTCATAGCTAAGCTCTTGTATTGCTCTCTGCGCAAAGAAAAGCACATTGCTGCGTTTTACTTTTGGTATAATTTTTTCTTCACCAACGTAAGAAATCATAAAGTTATTTATAATATCGGCTAAACTAATATGTTGATAACTGCCAAGCTGCTCAACAGCATTGGTTTGAACAACTATAATTTGTAGCCCGTCTTTTGGTGCACCCCCGGATTCTAATACGTCTGTATTATTTGTGTTGCCCGTAAATTTAATAGTATTAGAAACTGTATTATTGTATTCGTAATTACCTTGACTAATTTCTTTACCATTAACAAATACTTGCAAATCACCTAAAGCAGTAGGCAATGGATTAAACATTGCGGTTGTGAGCGTAAACTCAAGCGTAGAGCCGTTGCCAGTAAAGTTTGTGCTGTTATTATAATAACGCTCTTGTGATATTGTGAATAGTGACATTTATTAAGCTTTTTCTTGTTGAACGCTTTTAACTTCTTCTGCAGATCCAATTTGATATAATCCTGGATCTTTTAACACGATGCCAGCGAGCGCTAATATTTTTATTACTAGCTCAGTTTCTTCCGATGCGTGCAACTCAAAGTTTGTTGAATTGCCTGAGTCATATAAACCTGTAGTACTATCATATGCCCAATTAACATTAGCAGGTGTTTTAATATAGTTATAGCTAACCAATGGGTTATGTTCGTCTTGATTAGCATCTGTTGAGTTTTCAGCCCCAATAACGCTAGCCCCATATATTTTAATTCCATTATCATCTTTAATGTAAATAGGAAAATCATTGGTTGGTTTTGACAAAGGAGATTTAGTTATATATAAATAATCTTTTTTATTAACTTGCTCAGCTTCTACATTATTATATAATACCGTGCCTAGTCTATAAAGGCTAGATGGAATAGTAAAATATCCATTACTTTTTAAATATATTAAATCAGCATCATTTACTGCGTTACCAGAGGGCTCAGTGTCCGAAACCTTGCTGACTTCAAATAAGCTTATTTTTTCTTCTAGTATATCCAGCATGTCTGAATATTCCGTGCTATTTCCTGGTATTCTGGCAAATTGATTTGAATCATAGAAGTATTGCTCAAATATATCTAATTGAGCTTGGTTTGCCATATAGTTAAACTCCTGAGGTGTAATGTA